CACTTATGGATGCTTGGGTAGCGTATAAGAGGAATCAGGAGGCATTCGCATGAAATTTAAAGATAGGGTGATACGAGGGTGGGATGCATTCAGTTCTAGAGACCCAGTACTTCCTTTCGACAGGTATGGTTCGGGTTCCAGTAACCCAGGTCATAAAACTTATCGAAAGTATACCAGCTCCTCGTTCGCAGCGGCAATATTTAATCGCATAGCCCTGGACACTTCTATGACAACTATACTTCACGTCAAAATAGATGAAAAAGAGGATATAACGCCAATCCAATCTAAGCTAAGTAATTGTTTATCACTAGAAGCAAATATAGATCAAACGAGTATCCAGTTTATGCAGGACATTGTATATTCTATGTTTGATGAAGGTGTTGTAGCAGTGGTTCCTGTAGTTACTACAAAGAATCCGGATATTACTGAGGCATATGAGATTGAACAAATGAGAGTTGGACGTATTGTACAATGGTATCCGCAACATGTAACTGTTAGATTATATAACGAGAGAACCGGTAACCAAGAAGACATTACAGTACCAAAAGCTTTAACAGCAATTATCGAGAATCCTTTGTACGCTGTCATTAATGGTCCTAATGCTACTCTTAAACGACTTTTGAGTAAGATGGCGATCTTGGATGAGAATGACGAACAAATGTCTGCAGGTAAACTTGACATGTTTATACAGCTACCATATGCAGTACGTACTGATGTACAAAGGGCATCCGCTGAAAAGAGAATTGCTGATTTAGAGCTACAACTTTCGAAGAACAAAAGAGGTATAGCTTATTCCGATGTAACTGAAAAGGTTACTCAATTGACTAGACCAATTAACAACAACATGTTCGAAGAAGTTGATAGATTAAACACTCAATTCTACAATCAGTTAGGACTTACCGAGAATGTACTTAACGGTACAGCGTCAGAGTCTGAAATGAGAACCTATTACACTAGAACAATCGATCCAATCATTGAAAACATTATTCTAGAGTTCAAACGTAAGTTTCTTACAAAGACTGCACGTACACAAGGTCAAACTTTAGAAGCGTATAGAGATCCATTTAAACTTGTACCAATTTCTCAGATCATTGAACTAGGAGATACGTTCAGAAGGAACTCTATTGCTACTGGTAACGAGGTTCGTAAGTTGGTAGGTATGAAAGCCAGCTCAGATCCTAGAGCAGATGAATTGTACAACCCCAATATTGCAGATAGCAACCAACAAACACCACAAGCAACTGGGTCGCTCACGCCCCCTGATGAAAGCTCATCGCCAAATCAAAATGAGTGAAAAAAAAATAATAGGAGGTAGACTTAATGCCTAAAGCGGAGTACGATTTCGCCGGATGGGTCACAAAGAATGATATCGAGTGCTCAGATGGAGTTACAATCAAGCAAGACGCATTTAAGGATAGTGATGGACAGAAAGTTCCTTTAGTTTGGAATCATACTTATGGTTCTGCAAAGAACGTTCTTGGACACATTATCTTACACAACACCGAAAAAGGAATGTATGGTCATGGGTACCTTAATGATACAGACGAAGGTATACATGCCAAAGAGTTGATTACGCATGGTGATATTTCAGCTATGTCAATCGGTGCTCGTAAGATTAAGAAAGCGGGTAGGAACGTTATCCACGGTTTAATCTATGAAGTAAGTTTAGTTATGGCAGGGGCTAATCCTGGAGCCTTAATTGAGCACTTTGTTACACATTCCGATGATGGTGATGAGGTAGAAGATCTTGAGAAGGCCGTAATTTTTACAGGCAATCTTATACACTCTGCCGACGACATTTTACCGGACGAGGAGGAATATTTATTGGAACATGCAGATGTTGAAACAAAAACTATTGGTTCTATCATAGCTACTATGAACGACGAACAACGTGATGCAGTAACTGCCTTAATTGGTAGTATTGTGGACGACGAAGAAGAAGATGATATTACACAATCACAAACATTGGGGGAAAATGATAATATGAAAACTAACGTATTTGACAACACAGGAGCGGCAGTCGACGGCTCTGTATTAACACATAGCGTGGAATTAGAGATCTTTGAGGATGCTAAGAAAACTGGTACTTTAAAAGAAGCAATTTTACAACACGGAATTACTAACATTGAAATGTTGTTCCCAGAAGCACACTTACAAAACACGCCACCATTAATCTACCGTGACCCTAATACATCAGGCGCAAAAATTGTTGCTGGTATTACTAAATCACCATTCTCAAAAGTTAAAACTATGATTGCCGACTTAACAGCTGACTCAGCTCGTGCTCGTGGGTATATCAAAGGTAACGAAAAGTTTGATCAAGTGTTCAGCTTGCTTACTCGTTCTACTGGACCACAAACAATCTATAAAAAACAATCTCTTGATCGTGATGATATTATTGATATCACTGACTTCGATGTTGTGAAATTTGTCAACTCAGAAATGAAAGATATGCTGATTGAAGAAATGGGTCGTGCTGCTCTTATTGGTGATGGACGTGACGTTACTTCAGCTGACAAAATTAAACCTGAATTCATCCGTCCAATCTGGTCAGATGACGATCTATACACAATCAAGAAAACAGCTACAGATACTCGTGACTTAATTGAAACTCTTATCCGTGCTCGTGCTGAATTCCGTGGTTCTGGAACACCTTCAATGTATGTTTCACCATTACTATTAGCTGAGTTACGTTTAATGCGTGATAAAGACGATAAATACTTATTCGGAGAAATCCCAACTGCACAAGCATTGGCTCTTCGTTTCGGTGTTGCTGAAGTTGTTGAAACTACATTCTTGCAAGATGACCAAGCATTAGTTGTTAACTTACGCGACTATACATTTGGTGCTACTAAAGGTGGAGAGATCACTACATTCGATGATTTCGATATTGACTTCAATAAATACAAATACTTGATTGAAACTCGCTTGTCTGGTGCTTTGACTATGCCTAAATCTGCAATTGCCATCACTATTACTGCACCTGTTACACCATAATTCAAAATGGCTAAATTCGCAGGCTTGGTAGGCTATGTTACCCAAGAAGAAACATCGCTTGGTATCTGGGAGTCTGTTGAAACTGAGAAAAAAATGCGTGGAGACATAGTAAGGCTGGCTAATACCATTGGAGCATCTGATAAAGTCAATGACGATGTTACTTTGGATAACCGTATTAGTCTTGTCGGAGACGCTTTCGCACAACTACATTTCATGGACATTAAGTATGTTATATATTTAAACACTAAATGGAAAGTTAGTAGTGTGGAAGTTAGTGACCGACGTATTATACTAACACTAGGAGGGGTTTGGAATGGCTAAGGCAGATCGTGAAAGGTTACAATTATTATTATTAGAACGATGTCCGAATGTATATTTTCAACCCCCTTCAACTGTTAAGTTGGTTTATCCATGTATTATTTACAGTAAAACTGGTACCGATACTGAGAGTGCAAACAATCAAGTCTATAACATGCACACTATATATCAGTTAACAGTTATAGAAAAAGATGCTGACGGTGATTTGTCTGATACTTTGCTAAAATCGTTTAGTCTTATCACAGTGAATACGGCATATGTAATGAACAACCTGTACCACACATTTTTAACACTATATTATTAGGAGGATTTATACATGAAACTATTATGGGACCAAGTAGGACAAAGACAATATGAAACGGGTGCTTCTCATGGAGCATTATTTGTACAGAATGAAACAACAGGAGCTTTTGAAGAAGGAGTTGCCTGGAATGGTTTAGTAGCGGTTCGTCAATCACCAGATGGTGCTGAAGAAACTGCTCTTTACGCTGATAACATTAAATATTTAGGTTTAACATCTGCTGAAAACTTTAAGGGTACTATCGAAGCATTTACGTATCCAGATGAGTTCTCTGCTTGTGATGGTTCTGCTGAAGTAGCAACAGGTGTACACGTTGGACAACAACCTCGTAAACCTTTCGGTTTTGCATACACAACTATTGTCGGTAACGATGTTAAAGGTAATGCGTTTGGTGAAAAATTACATGTTATCTACAATGCAAAAGTTGCTCCTACAGAACGTGCATACGAAACTGTTAATGAAACTCCAGCAGCCATTACTTTCTCATGGGCATTTACAACAACACCTGTTCAAGTAGAAGCAACAGGAGTAGCACCAACTGCATACATTACTTTTGATAGTACTGTTATGACACCAGAGTCTTATGCTAAAGTTAAAGATGCATTGTTTGGTACTGAACTTTTAGAACCAAAATTACCAACTATTGATGAACTATTAGCGTTAGTAGTTGCTGTATAATTATTACACACTTTGGGGTAGAGACAGAGCGCTCGCCCCAATTTTATATTATGAGGAGGAAAATTAATGTTAAAGAAAGTTTTAGAGTATACAGATTACAATGGTAATGAAGTTAAAGAAACGTTACACTTCCATCTAACAAAACCAGAAGTTCTTAAATTATCTGCACGCTATGACGATGATATCGAAGTGTATATTGGAAAAGTGGTTGCGGCTAAAGATACTAATGCTGTATTCGCTATTATCGAAGATTTGATTCTATCCGCATATGGTGAAAAATCAGAAGATGGTAAACGATTTGTAAAAACACCGAAAATCCGTGAAGAGTTTGAATACTCAATTGCATATGCAGAATTGTTTGAAGAATTATTAACAGGACCTGGTGCTGCTAAAGCATTTGGTGAAGGATTAGTCTCCACAGCACAATCGGTTAAACAAGCACAAGCTGAGAATGTCCGTAACTTAGTAGACTAGAGGAGGAATTCAAAATGACAACAGTAACTCAATTTTTAAACACAGCACGTAAACATGTAGGTATTAAAGAAGGTAGTTCTCAACACAAAGCTCTTATTAACGCATATAACGGGTTCAAACCATTACCCGTAGGATATACCGTTAAGTATACAGATGACTGGTGCGATGCTTTCATAACTGTAGTAGCTATACAATCTGGAGCAACGGATATTGTAGGTAGAGAATGCGGTGTAGACCGTCATATTCAAATCTTCAAGAAGTTAGGTATCTGGGATGAGAACGGAAGTAAGACTCCTGCCGTTGGCGATATTATTACCTACAACTGGGATGATGCAACGCAAGCTAATGATGGATTTGCAGACCATATCGGTATTGTTGAAAGCGTTAGCAATGGTGTCATTACTACAATTGAAGGTAATTATAGTAATGCTGTAAAACGCAGAGCTATCAGAGTAGGACACGGTAACATTCGTGGATTTGCTAGACCTAAGTTTTCTAAAGAAGCAGTAACACCAACTACTAATAATGCAACATACACTGTTAAATCTGGAGACAGCTTATGGGCTATCGCTAACAAACATGGTATGACACTTAAACAACTTAAAGCTTTGAACCCTCATACTGGTGACTTAATTCGACCAGGACAAAAACTTAGTGTTGGTAAAACTAGAACTTACACAGTTAAAAGAGGCGATACTTTAAGCAGTATTGGTGCACGTTTAGGTATTAACTGGAATAATCTTGCTAAAAAGAATGATATCAAAGCTCCTTATGTAATTAATCCAGGAGATACTCTTAAATACTAATAATATTTGGGGCAAGTTTATCTTGTCCTATTTATTTTTTTCAGGACGGTGAGTTATGTTAACACTACACATAGAAGACATTGAAGAGTATGATGAATCTATTGGTGAATTTATAATGGAAAAACCTGGAGGTACGTTTAGATTTGAACATACACTTTTGGCTATATCCGAGTGGGAATCAATCTGGCAAATACCATATTTCACTGCAGACTTCACTCCCGAACAAGAATTACATTACTATAAGTTAATGTGCCTAGATCCAATCGAAGACTACCATTTTACCAGCAAAGTAACGTCTCAGATTGTTAGTTATATCAATGACAAACGTACTGCTACTACAATTCAAAATGACGGAACTAAGTCTTCCAGTACTACTATTACCAGTGAGGTTGTTTATGCTATGATGGCTTCTGCTCACGTACCATTCGAATGCGAGAGGTGGAATTTCAACAGACTTCTTATGATGCTTCGTGTAGTAGCAGAACAACAATCTCCTAAGAAGAAAATGTCACAACAAGAAATACTACAACAAAACGCTAAGCTTAATGCTCAACGTAAAGCAGAACATAATACGAAGGGGTGATACACCATGCGAATAGAGACAACGTCAAGTGGCAGTTTCCAAAATACTACTAATTGGCTAAGTCAATCAATGAATAAATCCCCCGAAACCGCATTAAACAAGATAGGTAACGAAGGTGTTGCCAAACTGAAAAATGCAACTCCCAGAGGAGAGACTGGTCAAACAGCTTCTGGATGGGATTTTAGAGTTAAAAGGCTTTCAACAGGTGCAGAAGTTGCATTTATTAATACGGCGCATCCGGAATCAGCAGTGAACGTAGCTAAGCTCATACAATTTGGGCATGGTACTGGAACTGGTGGTTACGTACCTCCGCGTGATTATATCAACCCCGCATTGAAGGATACCTTTAACTCTGCGGGAGACCGTATAGCGAAGGAGATGTTCTGATGGCACGTCCTATAGATGAAAAAATTGTAAAATTAAAGTTGGACAATTCTGACTTTAAAAGAAACGCCACTGCCTCTATTGGTATGTTTGGCAAGCTACAAAGTGTAATATCTGGCGTCAAAAATTTAGATATGAGTAAATCTATACAATCATTAAGCGGCCTTAAAAGCGCTGGAGAAAAAGTTACTCTAGATTCATTAGGTAAGTCTGTAGATGGAATTGCAAGTAAGTTCTCAGCACTTAGCATAGTTGGTATAACCGCACTATCTAATCTTGCAAACAAAGCTATGTCAACAGGTCTTCAAATGCTGAATTCATTTACTGGTGCTCCTGTAATGGCTGGATATAATGAGTATGAGTTAAAGCTAGGTTCAATGCAAACAATTATGACGAATACTGGTGAGAGCGTAGAGACTGTTGGGGCTAAACTTGGAGAGCTTAATGCCTACTCCGATAAAACAGTGTATAGTTTTAAAGACATGACCTCGGCAATTGGTGGGCTTTCTACATCTGGTCTAGCACTTAACGATTCTACAGATGCTGTTATGGGTTTCTACAACTTAGCAGCCGGTACAGGTGTTGAAGCCGCTCGTGCTGGTGGGTTATTAGAAACAGCTATGGTACAAGCAATATCAATTGGTAAGATGGACTATCAAAACTGGAAACAACTTCAAATGGCCGGTATGGGTGGACCCAAGTTTCAAGACGCTTTGGTGGCAAATGCTAAGGCTATGGGTAAGAATGTCGATTTATCAGAAGGCTTTAATGAGTCGTTGAAAGATGGATGGGCTACTACAGATGTCATGTTAGCAACACTTAAACAGTTCAAAGATGATAAATCACTTCTTGCTGCTGCAAAAAACGTTAAAACGTTCACACAACTTATGGGCAATGCTAAGGAATCATTGGAATCCGGTTGGGCGGCCACTTGGGAACTGGTGTTTGGTAACTTTGACGAGGCTACAACAATGTGGACAGGACTTAGTGGTGTTGTAAGTGGATTCATAGAGAACAGTGCCAAAGGGCGTAATGAATTACTTAAAACATTCGTTGACCTTGGTGGACGAGACAAAGTAATACAATCAATTGTCAATGTGTTTAATGCATTAAAAAACATAATAAAACCAGTAACTGATGCCTTTCACAAGATGTTTCCACCTTCTGATGGAAAGGCCCTGATGGCAGTTGTGAGTGGATTTGAATTACTCACCAGGGCTTTAGAGTGGATAACTAGGGGTGTTGGTACAGCACTTGGTGGTATATTCACGGTAATATTTGGTATACTAAGAGGCGGACTTGAAGTACTAAAGGCTGTCGGTTGGTTACTAATGCAACTTATACCTAAGAATTTAGTAGCTAACTTTAAAAGATTAGGTGCTGGACTGAAAGCATTAGGCAAAGCTATTGGCGATTTATTTAATAAGTTGGCTGATAGTAAAGAAATGCAAGCTATGTTAGAAGCAATCGGTAAAGCATTTGGTAAATTAGGAGAATGGGGTAAAAAAGGGTTTTCTATAGCTAGTGATGCTGTTGGAGACTTTGCAACTAAAGCCTTACCTAAGATTATCAAGTACCTACCTAATATTGAAGAAGGCTTTAAAGACGCTTCAAAATGGGTAACTAATTTCGTTAATGACGCTTCAGATGCTATACAATCGTTCTCAAAAGATGCAGGTAAGTGGTTTGGTGTTCTCTGGGACGATATTGGAGAGGTATTCAGTAAGATTATTGAGACAATCAGGGATTTTAGTTCTGATGCTAAGAAAGCTGGTACAAGTTTTAAAGATACTTTTGGCGGAGCATTCGAATTTGTAGCTGTAATAGCTAAGACAGTATGGGACATCATTCAAAAGATTAAACTAGATGATATTCTTAAAGCCGTGTCTATTGTAGGTGTTGTTGCATTTGGTAAGAAGATACTTGAGATATTTGAAACAATCAACGACGGAATAAGTGGGTTCTTCAAAAGCAAAGGTGTAGAAGGACCAAAAAGTATGATTGATAACTTAACAGGTTCATTGAAAAATATGACTGACAGCTTAAATGCCGGTGCAATATTGGCTATAGCTATATCCATTGGTATTCTAGCGGGTGTTATTGTGTTACTAGAAGACATGGAAGCCGAAGACATCTCTAAAGGTCTAGGTACGATTGTATTAGCTCTATCGACCATGGTAATGTCTATGAAGAGTATCAGTGGAATGAATCTAGGTTTTGTAAATGCAATTGCAACTGTAGGTATGGTTGGTGCTTTAGCCGGTGCTATACTTATTCTAGCAGGTGCTCTTAAAATCATAGAAACAATCGACAAAGATAAAATGAACAGTTCGTTAACGGCTATGGTTACTATTCTATTAAGTCTTACATTCTCTCTTAACAGTATGTCTAAGAACCAAGGTCAGATAGCTTCAAGTGCTGCTTTCGTATTAGCACTATCTATATCTGTTCTAATAATTGCAGGAGCTGTTAAAAAGTTATCTAAAATAGACGCAGGATCACTAGCTAAAGGCGTTATTGCTATAGGTGTCATATTATTGGAGCTTGCAGCGTTTATGAAACTAGCTAATGGTACTAGGATTAATCCGGCTTCGGCTTTAGGGGTTGTTATAGTTTCATTAGCAGTCAAAATAATGGTAACTGCAATCAAGGACATAGCGGAAATAAACACCGGTGATTTAGTTAAGGGGCTTATTACGTTAGGTGTTATACTCACTGAGCTAGCCATATTCTCAAGAGCTGTTAGTGGAACCAAACTAATGAGTGCTTCTATTGGTTTACTTGGCGTAGGTATTGGGATTAATGCTTTAGTAAAACCCTTAAAGAAACTAGGAGATATGGATACTGACAAATTAACACAAGGTTTAACTGCCGTAGGTATTGCTTTAGGTGCTATTGCTATTGCCATGCGACTATCGGGTGGTGTTAGTGGAGGTTTGGGTATATTAGCTGTAGCATTGGCTATAAATGTACTTGTGCCGCCACTTAAAGCTTTAGGTAATATGTCATTGAAACAAATAGGTGTAGGGTTACTTGCCTTAGCTGGTATATTCTTAGTTATTGGTGGAACAGCCATGATACTATCT